AGGTTGTCGAGCTTCGCCTCTCTCATGGCATCCAGCGCGCCGGTGGAGTTTTGCAATTCTGTCTGCAGAGCCTGCCATTCCGGGATTCCCTCTGCAGTGGTGTCATTTAATCCGCCCAGGAGCTTGTTGAGATCCTTGACATGCTGCTTTCCGCCGAGGGCGGCAAGGGCCGCATTCCGCTCTTCATCAGACAGACCCTTCGTGGCCTCGTTGACCTTCTGAAGAGTTGCCTGCAGGCCGATGAACTTGCCGCTGCTGTCGAAGGCTGAGATGCCGAGCTGGTTCATCATCTTGCCTGCCTGGCCAGTTCCGGTTGTCAGGTTGGTCATGATGGCGGAAAGCGCCTGGCCGGCTTCACCGCCCTTTCGTCCGCGGTTGGCCAGGACGCCCAGGGCCGTGGCCGATTCTTCGATCGGGACGCCCAGGTCTTTCATGGTTCCGCCGACATTCAGGTATGCCTCCATGAGCTGCTCCGCGCTCTGATTGGAGCTGTTCTGCGCTTTGGTGGCGACATCCAGGTATCCCGGCAGCTCATTCACTGTGAGACCCAGGGACGCCATGGAGTCGGTTACCAAGTCGGAAGTCCTGGCCAGATCCATGCCGGAGGCTTCTGATAGTTTCAGGACCGATGGAAGGGCGGCGATGGATGTATCTACGTCCCATCCGGCGAGGGCCATGTATTCGAGGGCGTTCGCGCTCTCTGATGCAGTCTTTGAGGTTGTCCGGCCCATCTCAAGGGCTGCCTCCCTCATCTTGTTGAAGTCTTCCCCGGATGCGTTCGCAGTGGCAGCGGCCGACGACATGGCCGTGTCGAACTGACGGCCGACGTCGATGCTCTTCTTCGCGATCACGCCCAGGGCCACGCCGGTCCCGACCATGGCGGCCGAGACTGCGGTGAATCCCTTCACGCCTGTCGGACCGATGGCTCCGAGCATGGCGATCTGCTTCATGGCTCCCCTGATGGATCCTCCGAGCGATTTATCAAGTTTTCCGGCGATCTTTATCGCGATTTTATACTCTTTCATTTCTTCTGAGACTTCCTTAATTCAATTACATCGTCGCATAGATCAATCAAGTCAAAAAGGGACAGGCCCAGAAAGTAATCCAGGCCCGTCCCCAGGTTGAGTGATAAAGATATGCAACTTTTTCGGAGGTCTACTAAATGCTCGGGATTTATTCCTCTCCGAAGAAAAAAGAAGTGACCTTGTTCTTGATCTTGATCGCGTCCTTCGGCCGCAGCGCCTTGAAGAACTCCACCGGCCTCTTTGTCGCATAGGATGCGATGACCAGCGTATACTCGAGCGCCATCTCCGGGAGCACTGTGGCGTTTCCGGATGCGTTTAAGACCTTGTTCGCCTTGATCATATCATTGGCGCTCAGGTCATCCATGCCGCTGAGGTCGACCTCACTGATTGTCTCGCCTTCAAAGTTATAGGCGCGCGTGAACTTCACGACCAGGTCATTCTCCTTGTTTTCTACGATCTCTCTCGTAACCTCAACGATATCAGCATTTTTCTTTTTCTCTTCCATTCGTTTATCCTCCTACTGTTTTAGCACTGCTGCCTGATCTTTTCCATCAGGTCTACGCCATTGATCGAATACTTAAAATTCAGCTTGTCCAAAGTCACGACATTCTTGCCGTTGATGTCGATGGAGATGTACTGGATCTCAAGCTCGACCTCGGGCTCCATCTTCTTACCCTTGGCCATGGTGCCCATCTTTGTGGTCTTGGCCTTGCCGCGAACTACTACCTTGACAGGATAGTAGTCTGTCACGCCGGTCGTCGGATCCATGCACTGCATGGATCCTCGGAGCGTGAGAGTCGGCGGGGTTGTGGTGTCTAAGATCGCAAAAAGGTCCTCATATAAAACAGAGAACGGGATCTTGATCTGCATGGAGTCGAACTGGCCGGTGACAGGTTCCTCAAGGGTTCCGATGATGCCGGACCCTTCGATAGTGTCCGTGATGGCCTCGAAGTCGGGGAGTTCTACCTCCCCGGAGATCCCGATCAGGACCTGGCCTTCATTGTAGACATTATAGTGGTTTAATACTTCCGGTAATACTGCTGCCATTCTTATTCACCTCCAAGTACGCGAGCGAGCAGGTCGGTGTCGTAAGACAGGATGTCAACGATCTCCTGCGCCGGGGTGTACGGTGCGATCATCTGGCGGAAGGTCATCTTGCCGGCCAGGATATCCGTGACAGGATTATCCTCGGTCCGGTATTCGATCTTTGCTCCTGCCCACTTGTCTGGAGCGTATGCCGCGCAGCGGATGTTCTCCGTGTCGACAATGGACTCGATCAGGACCCGATTCATCGGATCATCGACCTTGCTGAAGTAGGTCAGGATGAAGTTGTTCCCCTGCCAGTTGAACATCCGGCGTACTGGAAGCCAGATGTCCTTCGCATCGGTGCTGCTTGGATAAGCTGCGGTATAGTTGCCCCAGAGTCTCCACCCGTTGACATTGACCGCAGTGATCACGCCGTAGGTGTTGACAGTAGATCCCTGATCCATGTCGATGGTGACCTCGGTGCCATCGGCCAGGCACTGACCGGTCACGCCGAGCATCTCATTGGATGGACTCTTGAAGGGCACATCGTCGTTCTGTGCGTCGTAGTAGGCCATAAGAGCCCCGACGACTGCTGACTTCGCGAAGATGTAATCACCCAGCCTGTCGCATGGCCAGAACACGGCCATGAATGGGGATGTGAATCCGCTGCTTTCCTTGACTGTCTTGCAGTCTGTGTACTTGGTCGCGGATGATGTGCTCAGATCCACCAGGGCCATCGCCTTGAAGACGCCGTTGATGTTGGCAGCCTTTGCAGCCAGGGCTACGCCGACTGTGGCATTCTGAGAATATCCGGGCGCCAGGAGCAGACCAGGAACCACGCCGAGCTTCGGATATACCTGGCGGATAACTTCCATGCCGGTCTCTTCGCCGGTGACGGAATTGTAGGATCCGATCACGTCGGAAGCTGTGACAGCTGTCGGGTCGATCTGCTTGCCTGATACCTTCAGAGAGGTCTCGGAGTAGTAGGTGCTTGCTGAGAGCAGTGTGACGACAAGATATCCGTCGCTGTCGAACTCTACGGTGTAGTCCGTGCCCTTTACCAGGGTGTTGGTTCCGCCGGAGTCCTTCACGGTCAGGTTCGTGTCGATCAGGATGCCCTTCTGCTTGACGGTGGCCTGATGATTGGTGACCGTCGCGGTCACTGCTGCCAGCGTCTTGTTGTGTGTCGTCGGATCCAGGACGTTGATATAAACGACCGGGCGTACCGGGAAGACGTTGCTGGTCAGATACATGGTCTGGCACAGGGTGTAATTCTGAAAATCATCAGAATATCCCAGGGCAGCCATGGCCTCGCTTGCACTGTATGCGAGGATCGGAGTGTTAACGGCCGCTGATGGATCATCCAGGGTATTGATCGGCGCGGTGCCGATGACTACCTGCACGGATGATCCGGATGTCACTGGGACGGCCAGGGCGGTCGCTTCTTCGAGCACTTTGATGCCATGATCGCTCATCAGTTATTTCCTCCTTTTTTGTAATGAGCCGCTCGCCTGTAGGCGCTGGCCACGAAGCCCTTGCCGGTGCGGATCATCTCCTCGGCCATGGCATAATCCTTGACCGGAAGCAGGAGATTGCCGAACTCAGGCATATCTTCGATGGCCTGCTTCAGGCCTTCCGGGATGCCTTTGTATACGCGGTTCTGGATCGCGACTCCGGCGATCGTGGGACCCACATACATGAGCGGCTCGTTTTCGGGTTTCGGCTGCTTCGCCTGGACTACCTCTTCCTTAACGGCGGGGTCAGCCTTTTTATTTTTAGCCATAGGTTGGCTCCTTCCTCCCCATCTTCGGGACCATGAAGGTGATCTCGATGCCTCCGAAGTAGTAGGGGTATGTGTCTTCTTCCTGCAGAGCCCACTGCATTTTTGGGTCTGCCCGGAACATCTTATTGAGCAGCGGCTCCGCAGCAAAGCGGTCTGCTGTCCGCTGGATCATCTCCAGAATGTGAAGATGGCCATCTGTGTTGGTGTCCGTGTCGCATACTCCGAAGAGGATGGACGCCGGGACGAGCCACGTGGAGTCGTCATCTTCGGTGCTGCCTTCTTCGAGGCGCACAATGAAGTACGGAAAGAACTGATCAGGCGTCTCGTCATCCGCCAGGATCTGTGGCAGGCTCTGCTTGTATCCGGTGGCGCCGTCTACCTTTTCTCCTGCCGCCGTTTCCGTCTGGACGTCACAGATAATTCTGGCGATCTCCACGATTAAATCGCTCTGTAGCTGTGATGCGGTCATTTTATTACCTCGCTAACATCAATTTAATCTGAGCCTCGACGTTTTTCTTGAGATCTCGGTTGATATTCTCCTTTTCGAGGCCGTACACTCTTTTCTCGCTTCCTATCATAACCGGCACGGAATTGCTAAAGAGTTTCTTGATCGGCAGCCGCGACCTTCCTTCCCTCTGAAATATTTGGCTACCAGGGCCACGGAAGGCGCCGATGTTTCCCTTGATCAGGGCCTTGAGCCCTCCCTTGGTGATGTCCGCCTTTGCTGCGGATTTCTTCGGCGCGGTGTGTTTGAACCGGTTTATACTGAGCGGCTGACCTTCGGAGCGGATGATCGCTTCAAGGTTTCCGGCGGAAGCCTTTTTGATCTGCATGTCTTTTTTGAATCCCGTCGTTTTGACAGTGTACGCAGATTGCGCCCTCTGCGCCAGCCTTACCCTGGCGCTGGTGGCTGTTTTGTTGAGCGCCCTGGAGATTACCACGGGCGCCTTGTGCTGCATGTTGCCGAGCCTTCTCTCCACGTATGCCCGGCTTGCTTCGTCGACCTTGACAGTGATCATGCTCGATTCGCTCCTATCGTTATTGAATAAACGCCATCCTCATGGATCGCGTCCTCCACTTTGTAGATCTGCCCATCGAGTCTGAGGATGGACCCCTGTTTGGGCATCGGCCCAAAGTCCGCGGCTGCCACGTAGATCAGCTTCTCGTTCTTATAGATGCCGTCCATGTGCTGGTTCATGCGCTTTTCGCGCTCGATCTGCTCGTTGGAGTCGATCTGCACGGCCATGTCCACGCCGTTGACGCTGTGCGTCTCACTGAACTCGTCGACATTTAGAAAGACGTTCTTGACGTCTGAAGCTATGATCTCTTTGAACGTGCTCATGCCTTCTTCCTCGTTTTCTTTCTCTGTGGGCGGTCGGGTACTTTCCCGACCAGTGCCTCCGGATCTCCGTCAGAGCTCTTACCCG